GTCAGATCTCGGCTTGTGGGAATGCATTTTTGAAGAAGTTAAATATTTTCAAACTGAGCTTACTAACGAATCTATTACAGATAGCGAGGAACTAGACGAGTTACAAGAGAGTCTAGAACACGCTAGATTCAACTTCTTATCACACGAGAAGTGTCTATACAATAATATCATTACTTACCTATCGTTAGCTAGTAACTTACAAAGACCAATCAGACTAGATTATGTTCGACTAAAGAAAGCTTTAGAAGAACATATGGACTATGTTGATTCGGTCAAAGAGGATGTATAATATGTTAAGTAAAATAAGGTATGTAGAAACCATTGTTGCTATAGTAATAGCTCATTCTTTCTATGCTGGTCTATCTAATCAGTCATGCGTTGCTATTGTGGCTCTATTGGCTGTTAAATCGTTCCAAGCTTACTTAGACAATAGAAAGCACAATGACCTAGTAGAAACGTTTATAACGAAGACTAACGATGAAATCAAGCGTATTGAAAGTAAAGCAGATAAAGCTATTACTGGAAACACATTAAATAGAATGAGTAAGTAGTATGGTTGATAAACTGTCGGATTTAACATTAGAAGAAAGTGCTGGTAGATTACTAGATAAGTATAATACACCAGAAGAACTTAAAGCTTTTGCTAAAGCACAGCTTAAGACCATTGTTAAATTACAAGAGAAAGCTAAACAATTACAAGAAGATAACGATAGATTGATTAAGGGTGGGGCGAGTCTAGCTCAGTCTAATGGCTCCCTCTTATCTATCCAACACCCTCATGGTGTTACGGACGAAGAAGCTATTTGTATAATGGAAATCAATAAGTTAAAAAACATAAGTATGGTAAATGTTCTCACAAGAGAAGAGTGCCAGAAATTAAAGACATATGTGGAAGCATTACATCTAATCCGTGGGGGCGCTAAAGGTTCTGATGAATCTCTTAAGTCTGTCTCAACAGACGACTTGATGAATGAGTATAACGCTATGTACAAAGATGTAACTTTAAATGGAACCTCTAGTACCGAATAGTCCGGTTAAGCCTAAACTAACCGAGAAGCAGATTGTCCAACTCTTTTGGGAGCGTGGAGATCTTAAATATAAAATCAAACGAGCTAAGTATAATGGTATCATAGTTGAGCATAAGGTTCAACTTGAGATGTATGACCTATTCTATAACTCTCCTCCTAGATCTATAATGGTTTGGCTACTAAGCAGGCAGACAGGTAAGTCTGTGTTATTAGTAATATTAGCATTAGAACAATGTCTTCGTAAAAAGAAGAGTATTGTAAAGATGTTAACAGATACTAAGACACATATGGAAACTATTCTAATGCCCATCTTTGATCAAATGTTAGAAGATTGTCCAGTGTACCTTAAGCCTGCATTTGATAAGAAGAAGCAGGCCTTTGTCTTTCCTAATGGATCAGAGATACAACTAGCTGGTACAGATAATAAGCACTACAGACGACTACGGGGGCAGAAGTGTGAGTTATGGTTAGTAGATGAGGCAGGGTTCTGTTCTGACCTAGATGACGCGGTTAGGTCAGTCTTAATCCCTACTACTACTCATACGAAAGGTAGAGGCGTTCTTTCCTCGACTCCTCCAGAAGAAGAGTATCACGATTTTCATAAGTTTATAGAAGAAGCTGAGTATGATGGGTTCTTAACTAAGAAGACTATTTTTGACAACCCACTTCTTACTAAAGAAGATATTGATAGTATCATAAGAGCTATGGGTGGAACTCAGTCTGAGCGATTTAGACGAGAGTATCTATGTGAAATCATTAGGTCTATGACCTCATGTGTTATACCAGAGTTTACTCCGGAAGCACAAGCTAAACTTACAAAAGAAGTAGAGAAACCATCTCACTATGATTGTTTTGTATCTATGGACCCAGGTGGTAAAGATTTAACAGGAGTACTATTTGGTTATTACGACTTTAGATTAAATAAGGTTGTGATAGTAGACGAGATAGCTAGAACTGCAATGGAAGGAACAATAGGACAACTAGCAACTGATATATTAATAAAAGAAAAGGAGCATTTTAGTATAGAAGGGCTTAACGAGGTTAGGACTCCGAAACGTGTCTCAGACATTAATTACTATTTATTAAGAGAATTTAAGAACGCTACAAACGACGAGCTATCTTTCTCTATAACAAAGAAAGACGATAAGATGGCCTCAGTTAACTTCTTAAGAGAAGTGATAGTACAGGATAGGCTAATAATACACCCTCGCTGTGAAGGATTGTTAAGACAGGGTGCTAAAGAAGAATTTGAACGAACTCCTAAAGACGGACACTATGATTTGGTTGATGCCTTATTATATATGCTTCGTAATATAGATTTTAGAAAGAATCCTTACCCTAATGGGTATGATTGGAAGTACAAAGATACCGTTACAGTACTGGGTGTCAACGATCAATTAGGTTATCATAATAACGATAGAAAACAACAGGTTAGATCTAGAGACGAAGTGTTGTCTAAAATATTTGGTGGAAAGAAGAAGTAGTTAACAATATAGTATATATCAAAGGAATAAAATGAAAAACTCAATCAAAATTCTCTTACTTGTCTCATTACTTTTTAATGCTTGTTCAATCTCTGCTAAAGCGGATATTCCAGAACGTTACCAAAGAGACCATACTTCTGAACTGTTATATAAGAACGTTGTTAGAATCTATGGAGCCCAAGGTCACGGTACTGGTTGGTTTTATGAAAGATCAAAAGGCGACATGGTCTTAGTTACTAACAGACACGTATGTAAAGGATTAGGGGCTGATATGTATGCCCATAGCGATTATCTTAAAAGAGACTTCAAATTAGAATCAGTAGAGATTCAAACAAATCATGACCTATGTATAATTGACGTTGATGATTCAGCAGAAAAATTAGATGAAACCGATATAGAAGGATTACAATTAGCTGAAACTGATGATTTAATAATTGAACAGGATGTCTTAACCGCTGGATATCCACATCAACGCGGCTTCATTATTAATGAAGGTGTATTCAAAAGAATAACAACTATCAATATGCCAGAACTAGTTAAAAATAAAACAGAATGTGATACTATGAGTGGGACATATTTCGAAGTACCGAATGAAGATATATTTAGTCTCCTTATGGGTGGACCATCTATGTATCTAGTTTGTGATGTAAACTACGAAACATACCAATCAAACGTTTCAGTTCTTGGTGGGCAATCAGGGTCTCCTGTTGTTGATAAAGACGGAAAAGTTGTTGCAATGTGTTTTGCTGGAGACAGCGACGACGCTTATAGTTCATATATGGTCCCGGTTAAATATATTAGAAAGGATTTATAATGCTAGATTATAATCAAGGTGAATCTACTCAGGTAGAAGGCGAACAACCGGAACCTAAGTATTTTGCAGCTAAAGATCCTAAAAAGGTAATGAATACAGTTCTTGCTAGAGGTGTAAGCTTCTATAAGACAATGCAAGATAATAACTGGAAAGATAAACTTGGAGATATGTATAGAGCATATCACGGACAACAAACTACATTAGATCACGAGATTACTATTGGTGGAGACCAAGGTGAACTACTTGAAATTCCTGTAAATCATTTTAGAAATATAGCTAGAAATATGTACGGTATGATTACCTCAACTAGACCAGCGATGGATGTGTTGGCTACTAATACTGATTATAAATCATTAGCTCAAACAACTTTAGCTAGTGGTATTTTAGAATACTACATGAGAGAGAAGAAGCTAGAGGAAGCATTTCTTAGATCAGTAGAGCAGTCTATTATTCTAGGAGTAGGATACGTTAAATTAGAATGGAATGCTAACTCAGGTGATGAATACGACGTTGATCCACAAACGGGTAAACTAGCTTATTCAGGCGAAGCTGAATTTTCTAATCCATCATTCTATGATGTTTGGTTTGACGGGACTAAAGAGTCTTGGAAAAACGAATGGTGTTGTATAAGAAGTTTTGAGAATAAGTATAATCTATCAGCTAAGTATCCAGAACTAAAAGATAAAATAGAAGCATTGAGTTCTATGTCAGAATTAGCACAGAGTAGATTACATATGTGGTCTAACGATGAAACAGACGATGTTCCAATGTTTGAGTTTTATCATGAAAAATCTCCAGCTATGCCCAATGGTCGTTATATATTAGCACTAAGCGAAGATATCATACTTATTGATGTTCCTTTGCCGTATAGAAAAATACCATTATTTAGAATAGTTCCATCTGAAGTTATGGGTACTCCTTATGGATACTCTCCTATGTTTGATTGTTTTCCTATACAGGAAATGATAAATGCTTGTTATTCAACGATAGCAACCAATATTTCCAACTTAGGCGTACAACGAATTTGGATTCCTGAAGGTTCTAATATTACTGAATCTGAGGTATCAGAAGGTATGTCATTTATAGAATCATCTGCCCCTCCTCAAGCTATCAGATTATTAGAGACTCCACCAGAAATTTTTAACTTTGCTAAAGACTTGGTAAAGACATTAGAAGATATTTCAGGTATTAACTCTGTTACAAGAGGTAGTCCTCAGGCTTCTTTAGAATCAGGTTCAGCCCTAGCTTTAGTAGCCGGGATGTCCATTCAGTATATTAACCAATTAAATCAGAACTATGCAAGACTTATCGAAGACGTGGGCACGAATCTACTTAATATCCTTAAAGATTATGCTGATACTCCCAAACTGGTTACCCTGGTTGGTAAGTTTAATAAACCGTATCTTAAGCAATTTACGGGAGACTTGATTAAAGACGTTAACAGAGTCCGTGTAGACTTAGGTAACCCTTTAGCTAGAACATTAGCCGGACGCGTTCAGATGGCTGAACAGTGGCTTAAAATGGGTCTAATTAAGACACCAGAACAATACCTACAAGTTCAAACAACTGGTAGATTAGATGTTGTATATGAATCAGCTAATGCTCAAATGATGTTAATAAGAAGCGAGAATGAAGGATTGACTGAAGGTGTTATACCACAAGCAATTCTTACAGATAATCATTTATTACATATTAATGAACATTCAGGAATCTTATCTAATCCAGATTTAAGAGGAGATCAAGAGTTAACTGGGAATGTATTACAACATATTCAGGAACATATTGATTTATTAAGAAACACAGATCCTCAAATCTTAATTACATTAGGACAACAACCATTACAACCAGAACCTCAAGAACAGTTACCTCCTGGTCCACCTAGTGCTAACGGTGCTCCATCGGACGTTCAAGAGTCTCCTATGGCGCAACCAGGACCAACCGCGCAAATGCCTAGTATGCCTAGTATGCCAGCTATTCCTCAACCTATGGGTCAACCAAACATGCCAATGTAATACAAATTTAATTAACAAATTATAACCATAACTACCCGAAAGGGCGTTAAACAGGAGAAATTATGTCACAAGAAATGTTTTCAAATTCAGCAGCACCACAAGCTTCATCAGAAGCAGCAGACGTTCATGCGTCTTCTAGTTCAATGATCGAAGGGTCAGGAGATAGCAATGAAGCAGACGAAGCTTTACTCGATGCCGCTAGTAAACCTAAAGACGATAAGAAAGTAGAAGAGATCCGAAAGAAACTAAAGAAAGTAAGTATTAAGTATAACGGGAAAGAGATGGAAGAAGATCTTCCGTTTGAGATAGACGACGATCCTAAAGCTATTGAGTATATGCAAAAGGTTCTACAAATGAGTAAATTGGGTTCTTCTAAGGCCCAAGATTATGCAGCATTAGAGCGTGAAGTGATGGAATTTGTTGATCAATTACGAAATGATCCAAAAGCTGTTTTAAGAAATCCTAAAGTTGGTATTGATATTAAAAAACTAGCAGCAGAGATTCTTAGAGATGAGATGGAAAATGAAGCTAAGTCTCCTGAACAAAGAGAACGGGAAGCTCTAGAAGCTAAGATTAAAGAATTAGAAGATAAACAAAAACAACGTCTTGATGAAGAAGAACAACGAGAAGTTGAGTTACTAGAAGAGAAAGAATTTCAAAAGCTTAATAGTGTACTAGAGAAGACTTTTTCTGAACACTCACTCCCTAAGAACCCTTATTATGTTAAGAAGGTTGCTACTCTTATAAGAGCACTAGTAATGGATGGACAAGAACCTAGTTCAGAAGTTATCGCAAACCACATTAAAAACGAGGGGTTAAATGATCTTAAACAGATATTAGGTTCAACTTCTGAAGAGATGATTGAAGAGTTATTTGGTGACACTTACGAAAGAGTTAGGAAATTAAAATTATCTAAAGCTCGTAAGAACCAACCAGTTGCTCAACCAGTTCCAAATAAGAAGGTAGAAGACGTTGGTTCTGTTAAAGCTCCAAAAGCTAAAACAGAAGAAAAACCGATGACATACAAGGAATTTTTTAACAATTTATAAATAATTTTGGGTTGTTTCTAATAATGACCCAAGATTTTAACAATATATGTTGACAACAATCTAAGTCTCGTAAAGCTTAAAGATTTCTTGTAACCAATTTAGGGCAGGAATACCGATGAGGTAATAAAGGATACGGGTTGAATTCACGTACAACAAATAATATAGGAGAACAAAAATGTTTGACGCAAAAAAATCTGAGGTACGTCAGGTTCAATTAAAGGTGCAACAATTAGCGCTACGATTTAAAATCGTGGGTAACGCTACACCAGCATCTGTAGTATTAACTATTGACGACCCATCTGTACTGTTCCTTGAAACTGAGTCTACGTCCGCCGTAGGTTCAACCGATTTATCAGCAAAAGTATTGTCTGGTGAAACTTATACTCAAATCGCTTCGGCTGATTCTACTGGGATTTATTCTGGTTTAGTTCATGTTGGTGAAAAGATTAAGAAAGTTTTATCTGTGCAGTTAATGGATGCTGTATCGGGAGCTGTTCAGGTTACTCAAAAAGAAACCGCACCAACTAGCCAAATTATCTCTATTGCAACCGCAGGTGATTATGATGCAATCAGCTTTTCAGTTGATGAAGCAACAGCAAACACTTCGGGCACTAAAGAAAGAATTTTACTAGTAAGGTACTCGGTAGAAAACTAAAAAATAAAGGAGACAAAATATGTCACAATCAGTAAACGTATTAAGCTCGCTTAACGGTAACTTTAAAGAACGTTACGGCGAACTAAAGAACTTAATCCCTGACGGTGTTAAAGTTCTTAATATGATCAAATTCTCACAAAAGGATCGCAATGGTAATTTTTACCACGCTCCTGTAATTTTAGGTCAAGAACATGGTGTTACTTTCGCTTCTAGTGAAGACGACGCTTTTAACTTGAACCCACCAATCTCTGGTCAAATGAAAGATGTAACCATTAAAGGTACGCCTATGGTTCTTCGTTCAGCTCTAGGGTATGTAACAGCTCAACGCGCCTTAGCTGGTGGCGAGACATCGTTCATGGATGCTACAAAGTATCTTATCAGTAACATGCTTCGTTCAATGACTAAGAAACTTGAGATTACATGTCTTTATGGACAAAGTGGTTGGGGAAGCATTTCAGCAGTTTCGGGTGCTGATATTACTATCAAAACATCTCAATGGGCTCCGGGTATCTGGGCTGCCGCTCAAGGTATGCCAATTGAAATTCGTGATTACCTAGCAGTAGGCGCATCACCAACTTCATCTACTTCACGCGGAGAATTTACTGTTATCAGAGTAGACTTTGAAAACAGAAAATTAACTCTTAATGCAGCTCCGGCTGGTGTAGTAGTTACTTCTAACCAAGAAGATGTGATCTTCCATAAAGGCGCTTTCGGTAACGAATTTGCTGGTATTCACAAAATTCTTTCAACTACTACTGGTACATTATTTGGAGTTAGCGTTGCTGATTTCGATATGTTCAAAGCTAATAGTTACGACGCAGCTGGTGCACTATCGTTCACTAAATTGAACTTAGCTACATCTCGTGCAGTTGAAAAAGGTTTAGAAGGTAAATTAGTGTGTTTATGTAACCCTCGTGGTTGGGCAAACATGCTTAATGATCAGGCTTCTTTAAGACAATACGATCAATCTTACAGTTCTGTTCAATTAGAACAAGGCGCTCGCGCACTTAAGTTCTTTTCTCAGAATGGAGAGATCGAAATCATCCCTAGTATTTATATTAAGGAAGGATTCTCGTACTTGTTATCTATGGATGAATGGAAACGCATCGGTTCTACTGATGTTACTTTCAAACGCCCAGGAAAAGAAGGCGAGTTCTTCAGAGAACTTGAAAACAGTGCTGGATATGAATTGCGTTTGTTCTCTGATCAAGCGATTTTCTGTCAAGCCCCTGCTCGTAACGTTCTTATCACAGGCATCGTAAACGCTGCTTCATAATAAGATTTAAAAACTTGTTACAAAAACTGAAGGGGAGCGAAAGCTCCCTTTCTTTTATTAAGGATCTAAATGGGTATAATCAACCGATACGGCCTTATAAATGCTAAACCAGAAGAAGATGTCTCAGAAAATTGTCTACTTTTTACTCTAGAAAACATAATCCTTAAAGAATCCAATGACATACCAACGCTAGATCTAGTTGTAAACTGTGAAGATTACATAGATTTAATGTATGATCCTAAAACTGGTATGTATGATAACATTCCTGGGTTGAAAACTGGTAAAGATGCTAAGATTTCGCACGACCAATACACATCTTTATGCTCTTTTTCGTATAGAACAGGTGGAAATCATCATAAATTATTCTGGGATAGAGTAAAATTCGGAACTTACGACAATTTGACAGGTAAATTTAACATAAAATGTGTAATTCACCCAAGAGATTACTTATTTATAGGAATGTTGAACAATAATCCTATCTGTATAGCGTTATTTCCTCTATTTCACTTGATAACTTTACAAATAGCATTACCTTCTTATAAAGGAGACGTACCAGCTACAGACGGAGAGCTGCTTACTCTTGTAAGATTCTGGGCTATGGATGATATTTGTAATAGATTCTTTTTTAAGTACATGTATTTACCATTACTTAGACGGTTTTTTAAGAAAGACTACGAGGATATATTCAAAATATACTTCCCTGATGAAAATCATCCAAATAGACAATTAATCTTTAAACAATTTAACAATATATAGATATGGCTATTGACATCACTATTCAAAACAAAGTAATCTCGTTCCCAGAATCTTCAGCCAACCCAAACTGGGCACCAGCTATTATAGAATTTGCTAAAGCAACAGCAGACGCTCTTAATACTGTCGTAGGTGGGTATGATATTGCGCCACAAACATTCGCATTAGACTCCTATAATCCAGGATCTAATATAGATCTTCCTAATTTAGAATTTCCAGTGTCATCTGTTCGTTCATTTACAGTTAATTATGCCGTTCATAGAACAACTGACTCACAAGAAGTATCAGAAGGTGGATCAGTAACCGCTGTTTATAATGGAGCTAATCCATCAGGGTTTAAATTCGATTTAAGTTATATTAAAGCCGGAGAAGCTCTAATAGTTCTAAATGTTACAGACACAGGAACGGTACAAATAACAACTTCTACTCTTTCTGGTATTAATCACGAAGGTATAATTACATACAGAGCGACTGCTGTATTAAATAATTAAGGAAAACAACAAATGGCTTTCAATTTTACAAAAATTCTTACAGGTTTACGAATTATACCAAAAGCTGTATCTACTTCTGATAGTCAAGGTGACCAAGAAGTGTTATCAACTGATGGAAAGTTAAGACACCACAATGGAACAACTAATTCACCAGTTGTAACAGAAGCACATTCGGCTACTTTGACAAATAAGTCAATTGATGCTGACACAAACACAATTACTAATATAGAAAACGCTGATATAAAAGCTGCTGCTGCTATTGATGCAAGTAAAATTGCTGATGGTTCAGTATCTAGTACCGAATTTCAATATCTATCTACAGTTACTAGTAATATTCAAACACAATTGAACACTGGAGCAACTGCGATCTCTGATCACATAGCCGACGCAACCGATGCGCACGATGCAAGTGCTATCTCTAGCATAGCAAGTGGAAATTTGGCTGCTACAGATGTACAAGCAGCTCTTAATGAGCTACAATCAGATGTAGATACAAGAGCGTTAGCAACAGACCTTTCAAATCACATTTCAGATGCAACAGATGCTCACGATGCGTCAGCTATCTCTAATGTTGCCACAGGAAACTTGGCAGCAACAGATGTACAGACAGCTTTAAATGAACTACAAGGCGATATAGACACTTTAAATACAGGATTATCTAACCATTTATCAGATGCAACGGACGCACATGATGCTTCTGCTATATCAAACGTGGCTTCTGGTAACTTAGCTGCAACAGATGTTCAAGCAGCTCTTAATGAATTACAAACAGATGTAGATGGTAGAGCGCTAGCTTCAGATTTATCTACACATATCTCAGATACTACTACACATGGAACAACTGGTAACGTTGTCGGTACATCTGATGCTCAAGTATTAACAGCAAAAGATTATGATGGTGGAACAGCCTCCAATACATCTAGAATTACAGTTCCTAAAGATACCAAAACTAATTTAGATGCTCTTACAAGAAAAGAAGCAACAATTGTATACGGGTCTGATACAGATAAGTTGTATGTTGATAATGGATCAGCTTTGATTCCAGTTGGCTCTAGTTTGGGTTCTTTAGATATTTTTTACCAAAATGATTTCTCAGTGGATACATCTTCAATATTTTCTACTGGAGATAATGCGACTTTCTTAGGCGGCGGAACTTTAGCCGGTACTCTAGCTAATGAAACTGGTGCGCCAATTGCCGGAACTCGTTCAATTAAGTACACACAAGCTTCTGGATCTTTAAATGACTACATTGCTTCTCCTGCTGTTGCTCTTGATATAAAACAAAGAGGGCAAGAAGTTAAATTTGTTCATTACTTTAAATATAGTGGTGCAAATAGTGATATTAAATTTATAGTGTATGATGTTACAAATACAACAGTATTAACGTCTACATTAGAGGTTCTAACTTCAGCTACAAATCCTACTCGTTACGAGACTGCGGTATTTATTCCAGCTTCTTGTACATCAATTCGTTATGGGTTTCAAGTTGCTGTTGAGAATATTGGAGCAATTTTAATATTTGATGATGTTGAAATATCTGTTAATCCTTTTATATATAAAGATGTTATAGAAAAACAAGAAATTCATTTACACACATTTGCGGGTAACTCGTCAGCAAACGTTACTATACCTTACTTTTCAACCACCGATAAAAATATTGGCGCAACTATTCTAACGTTGACTAATAACTCTACAGATGGAAACGCTTTTACAGCATTAAAAAATTGTTCTGTTACAGCAGTTGGTATTACCTCTATGAACTCTGCTGCAACTCTAGGATGGTCAATAAACGCTACTTCTGGTGAACTAGATCAAAACGTATATGACATCCCTAACACTAAAACCTATGGTATTGTGTCAGGAGCAACAGGGGTTTTTAATAATCACGTTGCTAATGTTGATTTAAAAGCTGGAGATGTTCTAAGATTTCACGGAGATGGTAACGTATATAATATAAACTCCAGAGGGACAATTCAAGTTACAGCAGAAGCAGAAGTCGATTCAGTAGTTACTCCGATGAAGAATAATTTAACAGATTGGACTGCATATACTCCAACATTTACAGGCTTCGGAACTCCAACGAGTGTATCGTTTCTTTATAGAAAGGTAGGATCTGATGTAGAGATACAAGGAGTATTTACTCCGTCTGCTATAACAGCTCCAACATTTAATTTTTCATTACCAGAATCTTTTGTAACATTAAGTTCATTATCTACTAATATAATGACAGGAGACTTAACTTTTGATATAGATAGAGGAACTAGTGTTTATTATACTTGTGTTAGTGCATCTCAGTCTGTAGTAGAACTCGCTATAGCCCCTCAAGCATCCGCTTATGCTAAAATAATAACAACAGGACCTTTACCGAATGCTGGAAATCAATTTCACGTCACAGCTAAAGTTCCTATTGCTTCTTTATCTGCTAATTCGACATTTCTAGCAGCAATTCCAGTTCAAAGAGTTGCATATTTAAAAGATGTGAAATCTAGTGGAACACAAGGCGGCACATTTACTTCTGGAGCTTGGCAGACTAGGACATTAAACACTTCAGAAGGAGATACTTCTATTGTTAGCTTGTCTGGAGATCAATTCACAATACAATCCGGCATATACGACATTTCAGTAGATGCTCCAAGATATGGAGCTAATATTACTCAAGCTAGACTTAGAAATATAACAGATTCGACCACTCCACTAACTAGCACAACGTCAGACTCTAACACGAGTGATGTTAATAGAATTATAGGAAGATTAGTTTTAACTTCTGCTAAAACATTTGAAATACAACATAGGGGTAATACAACTAGAGCTAACGACGGTTTCGGAGCAGACGCAGGTTTTGGGGAGAATAATGTTTATACTCAAGTTGCAATTACAAAGGTTAAGTAATGGTTGGATTTACAAAAGAAGATTTACTAGCTAAACTAGACGAGATCAAAAGAGCTGCAGCTAAAGAAGCTAAGCCTGAGATCTACCAACAAGCCGTTGGTAAGCTTGCATCCGCAACAGGACCAGCTAGTTTACCAGAAAGAGTATTAGCCATGGGAGCAAATCCTAATTTAGATACAAAGATGGTAGCACCTTTATTAAAAGGTGAAGAATTCACGGCAAAACTTAGTAAACTACTAGGTAGAGGTGAAGGTCTCGCTGAAAAAGTTGCCAGTAAATCTAAAATGGGTAAAATGTGGGGCGTATTGCCTCTATTAGCCGCCGCTGGTGGGTCTATAATGAGCGGAGACGCTTCTGCTTCTGAAAAGGCGAAAGAAGCTGTTGGTACACTTGGTGGAGGTATAGCAGATCCTTATGGAATTGTTGATTCACCTAAACTAGGATACGATCCAAAGTCACTAGAGAACAAATTTGAATCAGGCGATCAATTAACTGATGAAGAAAAGATACAATTGTTTATGAAACAGAAAGACCAGGAAGAACAAATGGGTCAGATTAAGAGATCTAAACCTAATTCTATAGATCAAAGTAAAAGAAATAAACAATTCAGTGTTTTAAATCCTATAAGTGATAATAATAAGGAATAATAATGACTGATACAACAAAACAAGCTTCTTATTTAGATCAAAATCAGGTATTACGCAACGCTTACAATCAAGAAGGTGCTACTTTAGGAGTAGACGGGTTTGTTGTTGGTAAAATTGGAAGAAAAGTTACAAGAGTTGTAAGCACTACAACTGTAACAGATGATACAGAGATTTTTACTTTTATAGAAAGCGGAGCCACTCTATATGAGTTAACAATTATATATACAGATGGTACAAAAGATAATTTACTTTCAGTAGAAAGAACCGCATAAGGAATCGTAATGGGGTATAAATATAATCCGCTTATTTTAAATGGTTTCGACCTTTCAGGTGGATCTGGAACTAGTGCTATTATAAATCCTGTTGCAACAGAAGCAGGATTGCCACCAGTACCATCATTTGATGGACAACTTTGTGTTGTTTTAGCGACGGACCATATATATGCTTGGGATTCAACTACGTCACAGTGGATTGATACAGGTATTACTTCAGCTTCGGCTGGATCTACACCAAATTCAAGCGGTTATTCAATTTCTCTTGTCGATAAAGGTAATAACGTTACTGCAACAAGATTAATTTTACAACCAGCTGACGCTTCAAATCCTGGTTTAGTTAGTACTTCAGCGCAAACATTTGCTGGTACTAAAACATTCAATGCTCAAATTACAGCAGAGACTTCAGTAAGAGTAAAAGAACAAGGTGGAGGTTCTGATTACGTAACAATTCAAGCCGCTTCTCAAACAGCTTCTAGAACGTATACATTACCAGACGCTGGCGAAGACGCTTCAGTTGTATTAACTGAGGGCACTCAAACTATTAACGATATTAAAACATTCTCATCTCAAATATATGCAGATGGTGGATTAGATGTTACTTCTACTGGTGGATCAGATACGTTGTCTATTGGTGTCAGTAATGCTGATATAATTAACATAGGTAATCCTACAGCAACAGTAAATATAGTAGGTTCTGTAAATAATAATAATGTCACAACTTTAAACGTTGCGGACCCTCTTATAACTATAAATGATGGCGGAGGAGCAGGCTCTGCTGCTGGTTGTGGTTTAGAATTTGAAGAGAATGCTACTATAACTGGTTATATTAAAACTTCTGCTGATAGAAATTCAATAGAATTCAAATCGCCAAATCAAACTGGTATAGTTTCAATTGACAATCTAGCCACAGACGCTAGTGTTGTATTAGACGCTGGTAATCAGACAATACAAGGCATCAAGACATTCTCTGGTACAGTTAACATGTCTCCTTTATCGGCTTCAACCCCGCTTAAATTAGACGGTTCTAAGAATATAATCAGCGCTGATATAGATCTTACAGCAGACGTATCTGGTATCCTTCCTATTGCTAATGGCGGAACAAACAGTAATACAGCTTTAAACGACAATAGAGTGATGAAGTCGTCAGGCGGAGCTATAGTAGAAGCTGCTGCTATAACAGTTAATAGAGCTCTTATAAGCGACGCTAGCGGCATACCAACTCAATCTGTTACAACTAATACAGAATTATCTTATGTAAATGGTGTAACTTCTGCAATTCAAACTCAATTAGATAATAAATTAGACTTATTTACTGGCGATATAGAACACACAAGCTTCACTAGTATAGCTAATAATACAGCAACTCAAACTGTTACAAGTTTTGCGTTCTCAAATGCTTCAGTTAGAGCATTCGAAGGTATAGTTTCTGTGTATATAGATGCAACAACAGACCTTTTTGCTAAATTTACTTTAAATGGTGTACAGAAATCTGGATCTTGGGAGTTTTCACAACAATATGTTGGTGACGACATAACAGGACTAAGCTTTGCTGTTACAACTTTAGGCCAAGTAACTGTTGACTTAGGTAATATAACAGGATTTTCTTCAGGAAAAGTAAACTTTAGAGCTTTAGTGACGGCGGTTTAAATGGCTGTCAATCCTAATCCTTCAAAACTAGATCAAACACAGATATTTCAAAGAGCTTTTGATGAAGGTGAAGAACGTTTACGTGTTGATGCGGAGATTTCTGCTTCAATAGGTACAATAGAAGTCGCAATTGATGCTGCTGCTGGTGATAATATAGCTATAAGTGATGGAACAGATCAATTAGAGATTAATTCAGATGGATCTATTAACGTCGTTGTCCCAGTATCTGGTACTCCGGCTATAGCTAATCTATCTATGCCAACAAAAAATACTGAATATAGCGTTTCTTTGCCTGCAAATAGTAGGCAATTTATACTTAGAGCTAGATCTGGAAAATTACAACTATGTTTTACTTCTGGTCAATCTAATACTAATTACTTAACAATTCCAAAAGGTTCATCATTTGATATAGGCGACATAAAAGCTTCTAGTTTAACAATATATGTAAGAAGTGATACATCAAATGACGTAGTAGAGGTAATGTCGTGGGCTTAGGAATTTCAAGATCTTACGTACCAGAGACTATAACCCAGATTGACTCGGTTAGTTCAACTGTTACATATGTCGGAGATGCTCTACCTGGATCTGCAACCTCTTCTTCTGTTTGGAAAATAATTAAAATCGAGACATCTGGAGCCAATACATCTGTAACATATGCAAATGGTTCTGATAGCTTTGATCAAATATGGGATAATAGGGCCTCGTATACTTATAGTTAGAGAGAATAATGTCTGTACAAATAGTTAAATTATTAGATCCTATACAATTAAGTTTTGGTAATTTAAACTTTACTGGAGTTTATGATAATGGAACTGCTTATGTTACAGGAGACTCTGTTTCATATAACAGTTCTAGTTATGTTGCTAAATTGTCTACAACAGGTAATTTACCAACAGATACGACTTACTGGCAATTACTAGCAGAAGGAAAAACTGCTGAAGATATAGAAGACACAATTGGTGCTATTTTAGTAGACACTGCCACTATAGATTTTACATATACTGATGCAACTCCATCAATAACTGCTGATGTTAAAGACAATAGTATAACTGATACAAAGTTAACAACAGGAATTAATTCTAATAAAATTAGTGGTGGGTCAGTTTCAAATACTGAATTTGATTATCTAGACGGCGTTACTAGTTCTATTCAGACACAATTAAATACGGGAACAACTAATCTATCAAACCATTTATCTGACGCAACTGATGCACACGATGCTAGTGCTATTTCAAATATACCATCTGGGAATTTAACAGCAACAGACATACAAGGTGCTGTAGATGAACTACAAGGCGACATTGACACTCTAAATACAATCAAAGCTCCATTAGCGTCACCTGCTTTAACTGGTACACCAACAGCACCCACAGCTTCAGCTAATGATAACTCAACTCAAATAGCAACAACTGCATATGTAGATGGTGCTATTACAACCGCTGCTAATTTATTAACAAATGAATATTATGTAGATAAATCTGGTAACGATACTACAGGAAATGGGTCTAAAGACCGACCGTTTTTAACTGTACAAAAAGCTGCTACTGCAATAGGTACAGCATCTAGTTCTGCTGATTATGAAGATGTAACTAAAAGATTTTATTCTATTAAGATAGGTAATGGTATATACACAGAGAACGTAACCTTCGGTACTAGAATGGTTACATTAATTGAATTTAACTCTGCTTTAATAGTTGGTAATATAACTGTAAGTTTTGATAAAGGCAAAGCTGCGGGCGCTACAACAAAACAACCTAAATTTATATTAAGAGATGGCGATTTAAGGCCTAGTTTTTCTGGATCGAATATTCCACTATCAGGTTTAAATGGTAATCTAGATTGGTCATATATTAATGGTGGATCATCGGTAACTTGTCAAATACACTTAATAAATACTGGTATAACAGGAAATATAACAACTTCTCTTGGAAGCGGTGGGACTAATAACGGTGTATTACAGGTATATGGCTCAGAAGCATACGTTACAGGTCAGATACAAATTACCCAAGGTTCTGGTGCAATATTCTTTGATGCAATCGGCGACGACACTGTAGGGTTTGGTGGAGCAACAGGTAACTGTAAGCTTCAAATGTTACGAAATGTTAGAATAGCTGGTATTGTTAACGTTGCAGCAAGTCATACTGGGGCGCAATGGTATAACACTTCATTTACAACAGCATCTAGCTTCTCTGGGTCTTCTGGAACTATATCTGCTGATGCAAATTCTTGGAAATCATATAATACTAATGTCACAACTAAGGGGTCTGAAACATTCACTCTATTAGATGATGCACAAGGTGTCGCTCTGACTGTTGCTACTCCAGCTAACTGGAGCACTACACCAACACAAGTTAAACAATCATTGGATCTATTAGCTGCGGATAAGGCTAATTTAGTATCTCCTATATTTACAGGAATTCCAACGGCTCCAACTGCATCTCAAGGGAATAACTCGACTCAATTAGCCACTACAGCTTATGTAGACACTGGTTTATCAACTAAAGCTAATGATTCTAGTGTTGTACACATTACTGGAATTGAAACAATAACAGGCGCTAAAACATTTTCTGAAACTGTTACTATAGCAAAAAATACAACAATTTTTAATCCTATTTATGCAACAAATGGGGATGCCTCTGGTGACACATCTTTGTTGGTAAGAAATGACTCATTAAAGATAGCTAACTTAGGCATATTCGGAAGTGGAGCCACGCCATATGGAGCTATAGCTGCTGGGGATGCGTATATATACTCAGACTCTGGTTCATTAGTGATAATGTCCGATGGAGCAAGTTCTAATATTAAGTTTGCCGCAGATGGTAATACGGAACAAATGCGTTTAAGTTCAAACGGGAACTTATTAGTAAATACAACAACGGATAACGCTACAGATAAGTTACAAGTAAACGGGTCTATAACAGTAAGTAATAACAGAATAAAAGACGTTTCAACGCCAACAGTCAGCACAGATGCAGCAAATAAAGCTTTTGTTGAAGATACGACTTTAATGTACTCTTTAATATTTGGATAAGGAAGTAATATGTCAAAAGATTTTTTAAGCACAACCTATACGTTTACACCAGGAGCTTCTGGGGTTGGAACTGTGGATCTTAGTGGTATAAGTGGTTTTGATAAGAAATACTTAGTATCTATTATAAACCAAACAAAGGGTATTATAATTTATGCAACAGGTAGTTCGACATTAAAATATACAAATGTAACAGGAACGGTTGTTACATTGTTTTATGACACGTCTACCATGTCTAGTGGTGATGTATTACAAGTAGTTTATCAAGAAAATAGTGAAAAAACTTCATTATCCTCTATAGATTCTAAAACTCCAGCGTTAGTGT